CTATGGGTTGCGACTTATCACAAGGCGATGACTTCTGTGCTTTTACGTTTCTATTTCCTTTGAGAAATGGTGCATTTGGTATAAAAACTCGTAGTTATATTACTGAACAGACGTACAATAACCTATCTAATGCAACTAGAGAGAAGTATGACGACTTTATACGAGAAGATACTTTAGTGGTTTTAGATGGCAGTGTCTTAGATCTTATGGATGTGTATGACGATTTGGATCAGTACATCCTTAGTAAGGCATATGACGTTTGTACAGTAGGGTACGACCCATACTATGCTGACGAATTCATCAAAAGATGGTCTAATGAGAATGGTCATTTCGGAATAGAGATGATTAAACAAGGTAAAAGGACCGAGTCAGTACCACTTGGAGAGTTAAAGCACTTATCTGAGGATGGGAAACTTATATTTGATGAGGATCTAATGAGTTTTGCCATGGGTAATTGCATTGTTGAAGAGGATACTAATGGAAATATTAAGCTGTGGAAGAAACGCAGAAGAGATAAAATCGATAATGTTGCAGCTATGATGGATGCGTACATTGCTTATAAGCGAAATAGGGATGCATTCGAATAAGGAGGAAAACACTGTGAATGAGAATTCGATCGGAACGCGATTTAAGAATGCGTGGAATGTGTTTCGTGGAAGAGATCCGACAGAAAACCCGAAACTTATCGAAGAGTATAGGGATTTAGGTCCTGGATATTCTGCAAGACCTGATAAGATGGTTCTATCCAGAACGAACAAGCGTTCTATAGTTGCCGCTATATACAACAGAATAGCTGTTGACTGTGCGTCTATTAACATTCAACATGCTAGAGTTGATGAGAATGGTAACTATGAAGAAACTATTGACTCTACGTTAAACAATTGTCTTACTATGGATTCTAATATTGATCAGGTTGGTCAAGAATTGATCATTGATATTGTAATGACTATGTTTGACAAGGGTACGGTTGCGATTGTTCCTGTGGACGTCGATGTTGATCCTTCTGATACGGAAGCATTTAAGATTCTTACGCTTAGAGCTGGGTCTATAATCGAATGGTATAAACAGGCTGTTAAAGTCAATCTTTACGATGAGAACGTAGGTAGAGATAGAGAGGTAATAGTTCAGAAAGAGAAGATTGCTATAGTTAAAAACCCATTCTATTCAATAATGAATGAGTACAATTCTCTTATTCAGAGGCTTATACGAGTATTAAACCTCATTGAGCAAATGAATAATGCTACGTCTTCTAATAGATTGGATCTCATAATTCAGTTACCATATGTTGTTAAGTCTGAAGACAGACAACGTCAGGCTGAGAAGCGTAGAACGGAGATAGAAAACCAGTTAGCAACTTCTCCTCTTGGTATTGCATACACTGAGGGTGATGAAAGAGTTGTTCAATTGAACAGATCTATCGAAAACAATATGTATGCGCAGGCTGTGGACTTGGAAAAGAAGCTATATGATCAGCTTGGTATAAGTGAAGGAGTACTTAATGGTACTGCTAATGATCAGACTATGCTTAACTACTACAATAACATAGTAGTTCCAATTCTTACAGCTATTACAACTGAGATGACTAGACGCTTCTTGTCGAAGACAGCTAGAACTCAGGGACAAAGGATCGTCTTCTATAGAGATCCATTTAAGTTGATGCCGGTAGCAGAAATTGCTAAGATTGCAGATACATTTACTAGAAACGAGATCATGACTGCTAACGAAATTAGATCGAAGATTGGTCTTAAACCGTCTGATGATCCAAAAGCAGATGAACTCATTAATAGTAATATGGGCAATAAGACCGACATAGACAACTATACAGGAAAAACGCAACCTGAAGAATTAGATGAGAGTTCGGAATAGAACCACATCGCAAATTTTTAAGGAGGAAATCAAAATGACGCATGAAGGCAAAGATTACGATTTTGCTGGATTTGCTCTTACTACTGACACAGTATGCACTGACGGTCTTTCTATGGCCGATGATGCATTCTCACATCAGGACGGTGCTACTGTACCGCTTGTATGGGGTCATACTAGTAAGAAAACTCCTAAAAGTATCCTTGGAACCGCTCTTTTGAAGAGAGTTCCTGGAAAGGGTATGAAGTGCTTCTGCAACTTTAACAATACTGATGAGGCTCAGCATGCTAAAGAAGCAGTAAGACATGGGGACATCACAGATCTCTCCGCTTGGGGTGCAAACTGCAGCAAAATTGCTAATAAGATTGTTCATGGAACAATCAAAGAAGTAAGTCTGGTACTTAAGGGTGCCGATCCTAAAGCCAAGATCGATACAGAATGCTTTGCACATTCGGATACGTTTATCGAAGAGTTCGATGGACAGTTTGACGATGATGCAATCTTCTATCTTGGTAACATCGATCCTGTAGAGTTTGAGCATGAGGATAAAAAGGAAGAAGAGCCTAAGAAAGAGGAGTCTAAAAAAGATGATTCCGGCGAGGAAATCGATCTTTCTGCTAAGTTTGGCGAAATCATGGACAAACTTGATGAGGACGAGCAGAATGTTGTACTTGCCGTTATCGGTGCAGTCGCTGATCCGAGTGCTATAGAAGGCAACAGCGATGATGTTAAGCACGAGGATGAAGATGACGGCGACGAATTTTTACACGACGATAACGATGAAATGGAGGAAAATGAAATGGTACAGAATGTATTCGATTCAAACGTTTCTGAGCCGACTTTCGAGTTCTCTCACGAGGATCAGGCGAAAGTCATCAAGATGGCAGTCGAGGGTAGCCGTTCGCTCAGGGACACCATCAAAGACTATCTGAGAGAGAATGCTCCGGATGAGTTTATGCACGACGATGATGCTTATGGTATTGGTCACATTGAGTGGCTGTTCCCGGACTACAAGAATGTAGAGACTACTCCGGAGTTTATTAAGCGCCCGGATGACTGGGTAGCTGTTGTAATGAACGGTGTTCATCATGTTCCGATGACACGTATCCGTTCTATGGCTGCAGACATTACGGAAGACGACGCGCGTGCCCTTGGTTACATTAAGGGCGACGAGAAGAAGACAGAGTTCTTCGATCTTATCCGTCGTACAACCGATCCGCAGACCATTTACAAGCTTCAGAAGCTTGATCGTGATGACATTCTTGACATCACAGATTTCGATGTTGTTGCTTGGCTCAAGCTTGAGATGAGAATGATGCTTAACGAGGAGATCGCTCGTGCCGTACTTATCGGTGACGGTCGTGCAGCTTCAAGCCGCCAGAAGATCTCTGAATCACATGTCAGAAGCATTGCAAACGATGATGCACTGTACTCAATCAAGTATCTTCTCACTTATGCTGCAGATGCAACTGATGATGAGAAATCACGCGCTTACATCAAGGGTATCATCAAGAGCCGCAAGAACTATAGAGGTAAGGGATCACCGGTTATGTTCGTTCGCGAGGACGTTCTTACCGATATGCTCCTTATCGAGGATAGCACCGGCCGCATCATCTATGATTCGATCGATAAGCTGAAGAACATGCTTCGCGTTTCTGCTATCCATACGGTTCCGGTTATGGATACTGCTAAGTATACTGTTAAGGCAACTGATGATCATGATCAGCTTGGACCGACAGATACTCAGCATGACATTATCGCACTTATCCTGAACCTTGATGACTACTATGTCGGCGCTGATAAGGGCGGATCAATCGCAATGTTCGACGATTTCGACATCAAGTTCAACCAGTACGAGTACCTGATCGAGACCCGTATCTCTGGTGCACTCGTGCATCCGCGTTCAGCCATCACTATTCTTTCTTCTGTTGAAGATGACGGCTGATAAAATCAAAATGACCAGTTTTGGAGGTGTCTTATGAAATACTTCGGTAAGATAGGATTTCTTGAAGAACAGGTAGAGACTGCTCCAGGCGTGTTTGAGGACCAGATCATTGAAAGAGAGTACTATGGCGATGTTATTAGGAACACAAGCCGATGGCAGAACGATAGTAGAAACTTAAATGACAACCTCAACTTGTCAAATCAGTTTTCTATACTCTTCGACCCCTATGCATATGAGCATCTTCAGAATCTGAGATATTTGGAGTACAATGGGGTTAAATGGAAGATCGTAACTTTTGAGCTTGCATACCCCAAAGTAACTATCTACATAGGAGGTGTGTACAATGGCGAGTCGGGACCGGAGATATGAATTGCATGAGAAGCTTTGTGACGTGCTTGGAAGCCGAAATGTATATTTTCAGCCACCTAGCAATTCAAAGATGAAGTATCCATGCATAGTTTACCATACTGATATTGGTAGAAACCTGCACGCTGATAACGCATCTTATATTTTTGTAGACAGTTATCAAGTAACCGTAATAGACAAGGACCCAGATACCCAAATCCCGGATGATCTTCAGAAAGCATTTCCGATGATTAGGAGATCTGGTCCTTATCGTGCGGATAATCTAAACCATTATCCGTTTTTACTATATTACTAGGAGGAAAAGAACATGAGAGTAAGATTTGACGCCATTGGCGAACATGATTACGAGACTGGTGTAGATCATGGTATGCTCTACAAGTACAACAAAACTACAAGGGAGTATGATACCGGTGTTGTTTGGAACGGTCTCACGAACGTAACTGATTCACCGTCAGGTGGAGAGCCGACAGCTCTGTACGCTGACAACATCAAGTACCTCAACCTGTACTCTGCAGAGGATTATTCTGTAAATGTCGAGGCTTACAGCTATCCTAAAGAGGCTTATTCAGAACTTGATGGTCAGGAGGAAGTAGCTCCTGGTGTACACGTTGCTCAGCAGGAGAGAAAGAGCTTTGGTTTCTCTTGGAGAACTCTTCTCGGCGACGATGTAAACGGTGATGCAAAGGGTTATAAGCTTCACATCGTATTTGGTTGCCATGCAGCTCCTACAGAGCAGTCCCATGCAACTAAGAATGACTCTCCGGAGGCAGGTACATTCTCTTGGAGCATTTCTACCACACCGGTAGACATCCCGGGCGTAGCTAAGCCGGCTGCAAAGGTAGTTATTAACTCTACAGAGGTTGATTCTGAAGCTCTTACTACGCTTGAGGACATCCTTTATGGAAAAGACGGTGTTATCTCATATGTTGAGGTATCTGATACTACTGGAAAGAACCCTGTAAGTGAGGGATGGTACGAGGATGTAAACGGTACGAAGGTTCGTACTGAGGATACTACTCCGCAGATCATCGAGACTTACGATGAGGTTACAAACCCGACAGGTAATCCTTCAGAGAAAGGATACTATGAGAAGGTTGGTACGACTTATGTTGCTTCAACTGATACTGAGGTTGACGCTACGAAGACTTACTACACCAAGACTGAGACTCCGAAGGTATACTATGCTAAGACTGAGACTGGCGGTACTGATCCGCGTCTTCCGTCTCCGGATGAGCTTGTTCGTATCTTTGCTCAGGGATGATAGTTTCACCTTTGGCAGGAAACGGCTGAGGGTTAAGCTATAAATCACACTTGTCATAGGTCAATTGCGAGTGGCTGGTTCTAAACCTCTTTCTAGAACCAGTACACTTGCTATTTGGCCACTATTTTTATTTAAGGAGGATTGAATTATGTATGTAAAGAAGATCACGTATACCGATTGGGACGGTAATGAAAGAACGGAAACCTTTAGATTTAACCTGACTCAGACAGAGTTACTTGAACTGGAAACCGAGACACCCGGAGGACTTGAGAACTATCTCACAGAGATCGGTGAGAAGGTCGACGGAAAGAAGATTATGGATTTCGTGAAAACTTTCATCCATAAATCTTATGGTGAGAAGGATACTGACGGTAAGCGCTTCCGCAAGAGCGATGAGATCTCTAAAGCATTTGAAGAGACACAGGCTTATGATGAACTGTTTAGTGAGCTTGTACTCGATGCTGATAAGCTCGTAGACTTCATCAAGCAGGTATCGCCGAATGAGGATCTGATCCAGAAGCGCCTTGACAAAGCAAACATTCCTTCGAGTGTTTTAAATCAAAATAGCAATAAACCGAAGGTAGTGGACACTACTGCTAAATCAGTGGAGTAAAGGAGATGACGAGTAATGCCTAAAGTTATACACATACCGCCTGTAGAAAGGTGGAACGCGAAAACTGAAGAGTTCGAATACCCTATAGGAAAGGACGGAGTGACTATAACTTTAGAGCATTCACTCGTATCCATTGCTAAATGGGAATCGCGTTGGCATACACCGTTCCTTACTTCTGAAAAGCATACCGCTGAAGAAGCTCTTGATTATATTAAGTGCATGACACTTACTCAGAATGTGAAAGATATCGTCTACAGTTGTATTGATGAAGATCTTATGAACGAAATTACTGAATACATCGATGATCCAATGACTGCTAGTAAAATAAGTAGACCAGCATCGAGTGGTAAGAAGTCTTTAAGAGATGAAACGATTACAGCTGAACTTGTATACTATTGGATGATATCCTTTCACATTCCGTTTGAGTGCCGCAAATGGCACTTTGAACAGCTTATGGCTTTAATCGAGATGTGCTCGGTTAAGACTGAAGAAGCAAATCAGAGAGTTGAGAATGACGGTAAAGTGCCCAAGCCTAAGAAGTTAACCACTGATCAAATCTCTAACAGACAGAGATTAAATGAGCAGAGGTTGAAAGCGCATGCGGGTAAATTAACGTGAGTATAATAGAATTAAGTTCAAAAGGTAAGTTTGAAAAAACGCTAAATACTCTTGATAGGATTTTACACCAAAATCCTCAAGCTATACTTGAGCAATATGGTGAAATGGGTGTACAAAGGTTACAAGCTGCAACTCCGGTTGATTCTGGAGAAACAGCTGCATCATGGCACTACACTATAGAAAGGGATGATTACGAATACAAACTTACTTGGTACAACTCGAACGTAAATGACGGTTGTAATGTGGCTATACTTTTACAGTATGGTCACGGAACTAGAGGGGGAGCATATATACAAGGTATGGATTACATAAATCCTGCTTTGGCTCCTGTTTATGAAGAAATCTTCAGAACAATTTCTAAGGAGGTGAGTTAAGTAAATGGCTGTATCGATAGATGAAAAAGTTGTTGAAATGCGATTTAACAACAAACAGTTCGAAAAGGGTGTACAGACTTCTATAAACTCTTTGAACAATCTTAATAAAGCCACTGACTTTACTGCATCTCAAAAGAATGTGAAAGACCTTCAAGACACATTCCACAGGTTTAATGTTGGGAACGCCGTAAAGGCTGTAGAAGGCTTTTCTATGAAGATTTCTGCTATGGGTGTTGCTGGTGCAGAAGTTGTTCGTCGAATAACAGATTCTGCAATAGATCTTGGTAAAAAAGTTGCCGGAGTTGTAGCAAAACCTGTAGAACTCGCCAAATCTGGCGGTATTTCAAGAGCACTTAATATCGAACAAGCAAAGTTCCAGCTTAAGGGGCTTAAAGTTGCTTGGGAAGATATAGAAGACGACATCAATTATGGTGTCCAGGATACGGCTTATGGACTTGATGCTGCCGCAAAAGCTGCTTCTCAGCTTGTAGCTTCAAGTGTAAAAGTCGGTCCTGAAATGAAAGCAGCACTTCGAGGTATTTCTGGTGTTGCGGCAATGACTAACAGTAGTTATGAAGACATAAGCAACATATTCACGACTGTTGCTGGTAATGGTAAGCTTATGACGATGGAGCTTAGACAGCTTTCATCTCGAGGCTTAAACGTAGCAGCCGAGCTTGGTAAACAGCTTGGAAAATCAGAGAAAGAAATTCGAGAGATGGTCACAAAAGGCCAGATTGACTTTAAAACTTTCTCGACTGCTATGGATAATGCGTTTGGTAAACACGCAAAAGACGCTAATAAGACGTTTGAGGGTTCTATGGCAAACGTTAAAGCGGCGTTGTCTAAAATTGGTGCACTATTTGCAGGGCCAATTTACGAAAAAATGATTAAGCCTTTGAATGCTATTCGAGAAGGCTTGAATGTTGTTCGTGATGCCCTAACAAAACCAGCAGCACAGTTTGAAAAGTTTGCAGGAAAAGTTGCTAAGTTCTTTACTCTTCTTTTGAGTAATAAGAATACGATTGCAGCAATTAGCAACTATACAAAAGGTTTTGTCAACATACTTAAATTTGGTTTCAATATATTTAAGCACGTTGCTACAGCCTTTGTGCAGATATTTCCACCGAAAACTGTACAACAGATCAAGGAATCAAGTAAACATTTCCTTAATTTGACCAAAGCTCTAAAATTGACAGAGCGTCAGATGCAAGTTATACAGTCTATTGCACGTGGAGTATTCGCTGCGTTTAAGATATTTGGAGTTCTTATCCGAACAATCAAGAACGCTTTGTTTGCTTTGATTAAATCACCAGTTGGACAGTTCTTTATAGATCTTTCTATGAGTATTAGCGACTTTCTCGTTAAGCTTGCTGATGTCCTTACTGGTGTTGATGGTGCTAGCGCAGGCCTTGTTGACATGGTTAAGCGTGCGTTTAGTACAATTATGCCTTTTACAGGAGCTCTTAAAGCTGCTGGAGATGTGATATCTAATGTGTTTAGTAAAATTACGGAAAAGGCAGATGAGTTATTCCAGAAACTACCGGATGGATTACAGTATGTATTAAATGCATTTAACCAGACATCTGATGGTATGGATAGAACCGTATCTGATTCTATTGCATATAAAGTTATATCTGGTTTAGGTAAAGCATTTACAGTTATAGCAACTCTTGTAGTTACAGCTTGCCATGGTATATTTAAAGCTGTATCAAGCGTTGTAGAAATCATTGGAAGAAACGGTGGTTTTGGAGAACTTTTGAAAGATCTGTTTGCAGCTGGTATTTACAAGCAGATTCAGAAGCTTGTTGCTTCTGTTCGTCGGACTTTGAATATTGCATCATCATTTTCTGGTGTTCTTAATGCTACTAGAGGAGCTCTTCAGAAATACCAAAAGTTGCTTAGTGCAAGAACATTGCTTTCTATAGCAGCTGCTATTGGTGTATTAGCTCTTTCTATAATGTTGTTGTCTAGAATACCAGGAGATCGAGTTGCATCATCTCTTTTAGCGCTTGCTGGAGCTGCTGTTATATTAGCAGCATCATTTAAGATTATTTCGAAGTCTATGTCAGGCGGAATGTTTGATGGGTTATTTGTAGGTCCAAAACTTTTAGCACTCGCGACTTCAATTCTTATTATGGGTGCTGCTTTAAAGAGTCTATCAGATCTTGATATGGCTCAAGTTGGAGTTGGTTTGGCAGGTTTGGCAGGAGCTATGGTAATTCTTGTTGGAGCTGTTAAGATTCTTTCAGCTGGATCTAAATCTGTTGTAAAAGGAACTGTACAGATGGTGATTATGGCTGAAGCTGTTAAGGTTTTAGCAGGAGTAATGGCTAGTCTTGCAGGATTGAGCTGGACTGGTATTGCTAAAGGACTTGGTGGAGTAGCAGGAATGTTACTTGCTATTGCTGGATTCAGTGCTTTGATGAATAAAATCAAAGTAAAAATGACAACGGCTGTAGCAATAATTCTTATAATAAATGCTATTCACAGTCTTGCTGATGTTATGACTATGATGGCTGATGTTCCTGTAGATCAGATGATCAAAGGACTTGCTGCTGTAGGCGTAATGCTTGCTGAAATAGCTGTAACATCGCTTATAATTGGTAAGATAAGTACTGCTGGAATTCTTGACCTTTCATTTGCTATAGGTGCCGTTGCAAAAGGTATGGTAATCTTGGCAGATGTTGTAAAATCGCTAGGAGCAATCGATACTGAAAGCCTTATTAAAGGTGTATCAGCTCTTGGTATTGTTATGGCTGAATTAGCAGGTCTTTCTGCTATACTTAGTCATAATAAAGGTATATTTATGGATACTGTCGGTATCTATATTGTTGCTAATGCACTTGTTACACTTTCAGATGTTGTAAAAGTCTTTGGAGATTTGAATGTAAGTCAGCTTACTAAAGGATTGGTATCAGTAGGAGTACTTATAGGAGAACTTTGTGGTGCATTAGCTATAATGTCTCATCAGAAAGGTACATATGCAGCAAGTTTAGCAATTCTTAATCTTTCTTTGTCTTTGAAAGTTCTTTCTGGAACTGTACAGACATTCTCACAAATGAGTTGGGAAGAGATTGCTAAAGGTTTGACAACACTTGCTGGCGCTTTGATATCTCTAACGTTATCAGCATTACTGATGAGAAAAGGACTTCCTGGAGCAGCAGCTATGACCATAATGGCAGCTGCGATTCTGTTACTCGTTCCTTCATTACTTATGCTTGGAAAGATGCCAACAGATGAAATAGTTAGAAGTATTGGAGCTATAGCAGGAGTTCTTGGTACACTTGTAATAGCAGCAGCTTTCTCAGGACTCGTTTCAAAGGGATTTGCTGTTATAACAAAAGCTCTTATGTCATTTGCAGCTTCTATGATTGGTGTAGGCGCTGGAATGTTCCTATTTGCAGCTTCTGTAGATATGCTTGTTTCGTCAAAAGCAAGGCTTTTAAGTGCGCAGAACGATTTTCTCAAAATAGCCGTTACTGCTGGTAAGGCCGTAGTTAAATTTATTACAGAAGTTGTAAAAGGACTTGGTAAAGCTG